TTACACAACAGATCTTAGAGAATCATATTTTTAAACAACTCTATAACTTCTTCATAAATAAAATTATGAACAGTTATAAAGATTACGAATATACTAAACTTCCTTTTGGAAAATATAAAGGTTGGTTTATGAAAGATATCCCTGTTGATTATCTTATTTGGGCAGTGTGTAATATTGAAGACCTTGCTCGAGCAGAAATGTTTAAAATAGAACTGCTTAGACGCCGTCCAAAATGGCGTAAAATTGCACCATAACTAACTGGTTTTGCCACTTCTATGTAAATAAAATTACAAGGAGATACAAAATGGCAGAATATGTAAAACTTAGTCCGAGACATCTAGATCAACTGATAGATACATTCCAATCAGTAGTTGATTATAAAGCAAAGAGCCTAAGCAGACCTAACTGGGATACATTCAACACTGAATACTTTCCCAAAGTAATAACAGCAATAAAAGACAACAGCTTCAAGGTAGCCGATACTCACAATAATATCATCACTTGGATTATTGACAATATCGTACATTCAAGAAAGGTGGTTGAAGGACTTCCTAAAAAAGATTGGATACCACTTATTGACATTGAGTCAGTGCAGGATACACTATCAATGTTGAGAGCAGCCAGTCGTGGTCAGATGTCATATAACATCTACGCCAGCAACAACACTACCTATCGTGATCTGTTCCAGTAATAACTGGCTTATAAAATACTGTATATAAATAATATTCAAGGAGAACAACAATGGCTTACAAAGTCCCACCATATTTCTATCAATATAGATATATGACAGATGTTTCACACAACCCCAATCACCCTCTTTATTACAAGTATGGAGGTCAAGGCATTACCTGTGCTTGGGCTCAAGGACAATACAAAGAATTCTACAATTGGTTGATCAAGACATTAGGTGAGCGTCCCGGCACTAAAGATGAATATGTTCTAGGTCGCAAAGACAAGCGTGGCAATTGGGAACCGGGCAACTTAGAATGGCAGACTATCATTAAACGTAGTCGTACTAATCACAAACAAAATATCTATATAACCTATCGCAGACAAACTAAAACATTGGTGCAGTGGGCAGAAGATTTAGGAATACCCTATTACACATTCCGTAGAAGGGTTTCTCAAGGACTTACTATGCCACAGATAGTTAAGGAATTTAAATGACCAAGACCTATGTCAGTGACTTTGACAATGAACGTCGTGTGGCCTTTGTCAGAGCAAGATCGCAAGTTTGGCACAGAGGTCAAGAGTGGGAACTTACTTGGGAAGACTTTCAAGCATTCTGGAGAACACCTAAGCGTTGGGCTCAGCGAGGTAGAAAAGTCGATGACCTAGTCTTGACCAGATACGATTGGGGCAAGAGTTGGAATAGAGACAACTGCTGTATCATTACTAGAGAAAATAGTCTCAGAGCCAATGCGGCCAACAAATGGGGCAAGCCCGTTGATAAATTCTTTAAAAAGGCAATTTGGTATGAACCCCTTCGATGATTTGCCGGATCCATTAGCACGTCTTGAAGAAGTAGAGATTGTGCAAATAGGTCAAGGCTTGGCTATGACCCAGATGAGTGATCAATTACGATCACACAGCCAATTAGGTGTTAATGTCAGTGAAAGTCTTATTGAAATAGTTCGACACATTGACATATTGAGCAGTAAGATATTTGAATTAGAATACAGATTAGAACAGGTAGAAAAAAATGAAAGCATCGAATAAAATTGCCCCGGCACTGCTAACTGATCCCACAGCAGTTAAAACATATCTAGTGGAAGTTGATCTGGGCAACGGTCGCTGGGCTAGACTAGAATACAGTGAAAAAGAATGGGCCACCAATGAATACAATCGTATCAAAGGTCAGGGCATCTACTGCGGTGCTTGGATTAAATCAATTGAAATTAAGGACACAACATTATGAAAAGAACTAACGGAAAACTTTGGAGAACTACTGGCTATCGTTTATTGAGCGGTCGCTTACACGGGCAAGGCAGACATAGAATTGACACTAAGATTCCCAGCCCATTGTTGATGAGCCTCATAGCCACAACCATGCCCATTGAACAAGAAATCAAGCCATTTGTGAGTAATCCATTAAATGCAGTCCAACCCATTACCTTTAGAGGTTGATTGGTACTGGATAGCAGAATCTGCTATCATTGGCAAGCGCATTCGGCATAACGACATTCAGGACAAGGATGTGCGTTATGACGCAGTGCGTTTGGGCTATTGGGTAAAAACTCCTAGCCCAACTGCAACTATTTTGGCACTGAAAGGCTGTAAGTTTAAGCAAAAGATGGGCCAAACAAATTGGTAAAAGTGTTGTTTTTAAACTACAGACAACGCCATAAAACTCCTGTATAATCAATACATAGACAGCAATAATGTTTCTATAACACACACAGAAAGAGTTTATGAACAACAAAGATTTGGCAATCCAATGGGCTAAAGCCGCAGTCTTGCAAGATAAGTTGGTTTATTCCGATAAGTTCTTTGATCCGTTTAATGATAATATGCGTATGGTTATTATTCGTCATCTAGCCAAACAAGGTATTGTTGCTTGGTGGGATACTAAAAACGGTGCATTCATCTTTAAAGAAGATGACCCAAGGGCGCATATTGTTGATTTCAAAGATGAAACAGGCTATTATTTTGGTGGAACATACACTAGCGGCACTGACGATGCTCCATTCATAACTATCTTGCCTATTTTGCAAGCCCAAGAATAATCTGGACTAACTGTTGCGTAAAGACAACACGAGAATTTGTGTTCTCGTGTTATAATAATACATAGACAGCAATAACGCTTCTATAAACTTTTGAAAGACTATTATGAACACATTGAACACATACACAATTGATTATTTGGACGAGAATGGTTTGGCTACTTTCGTTGATATCCGAGCCAACAGCACAGGAATGGCTGAAGATGTATTTTGCGAAGTTTATGGCGAACATTTTGAAATTGTAGAAATCCATTTGGCTAAAGAGGCAGCATAATGATCAATCCACGCAAATACCAATTGGATCAAGAAGTTCTAAAAGATTTAGAATATGAACTGATTCAGATTGAACAAGAGATTGATGACGAGTGGGAAAAAGAAGACAGCGACCACAGCCACATCAATCAACTAGAACACGCACGATCCCGTTATCGCCAAGATATTGAAGAACTGAAAATGTTTATGGAACCCGCAGAATGATACTACACAAAGAACAAGTTGATCAAATGACCACGGAGCAGTGCGAAACTGCACTGAAGTCTTTGAACAAAACATACCCGTTTGAAAAGCCTATTAGTACTGAAGTATGGCCCCTAGTGGATGACATTACCAGCACTCTGCTCTATTTGGAAGACCGCATCCGTTATATCCAACAAAGTGAAACTGCCATCCAGGCTAATAAAACACGTTGGGGCAATTTGTGAAAAGTCACATGCATATAGTAATACTTTCGTCTATCATAGCACTTGGTGGATGTGCATCAGGTGGAAGCACTCATGTGGGCAAGTCCTCTGATACTCAAACTGTCCGCGATGTAAATGGCGCCACACAGTATCGCATCCGTGATGGTTCAGTATTCAACACCAGCGGCGCCCGTGTTGCCCGCATTGACAGCAGTGGCAACATCTTCAACACTAATGGTGCCCGTGTGGGTCGTGTAAGCAACAAATAACTTGACAGATAAATAGAAAGTCTGTATAATAGATACATAGACAGCAATAAGGCAGTCTATTGCGGAGCAGGTCAAGGCTTGCTCCTAAGTTTAAATTATCAACTCCACGGAGAACGCTATGTTAGCAATTCAATCTGCGAAAATTCGCATCAATCCAATCGCCAAAGAAGTGCAAGACACTTTTGATGGTATCTACGCACAAGTCACTAGTTTTGTTCAAAATCCCAACAGTGCCATTAATGGTATGATTGTCAGTGGGGATGCTGGCACAGGTAAGACCTACACTGTTAAACGAGCACTGGTCCAAACAGGACATCAGAAGAATGTCGAATATATTAAAGGCACTAAAATTACAGCAGCCAGCCTTTATGTAAAATTATACCTTAATCGTCCCAAGCATCGTATTATTGTTTTAGATGACTGCGATCTTATTCATCACCAAGAAAAGAATCTCATTGTGCCTATGTTGTTGGGTGCAGCCGAACTAGGACAAGATAGAACAATCGGTTGGGAAACTGCCCGTAAGAATCCACTTATGGAAGAATTTAATGTGCCTCATAGTTTTAAATTTGAAGGCAGCATAATCTGGATCACCAATGACCGCAAAGAACAAATTGGCAAAGCAGTCAAGCAGTGGAAGAACGCTATTATGAGTCGTTTCAATTTTGCTGAATGTAATTTCTCAGATGAGCAGAAGTTTAGTTATACCATGCACCTTGTTGAGAATATGGATATGTTGGGCTCTAACTGTCAAGAACACGTTGGTGGTTATCCAGTTGAAGTTGTCGAAGAAGCCGCTGAATACATGAGCGAAAACTATCGTAATCTAGTGGAAGTTACTCCTCGTCAAGCAATTAAAATTGCAGACACCCTTCATTATCAAACTGATCCTATCTTGCGTAAGCAAATGCTTCGCCAACTGTGGAAATGAACAAAATGAATACCAACACAGAAGAATGGGGCAATATTGAACTGCCCGGACTCAGTGATGAGGAACTGTTTAAGAAGAATTGGACATTAGTAGGTGCTAATCGTGAAGTTGTTAAAAAACGAGAAGTAAATGGTTGGGCTGAAAAAAATGCTATATCTTGTAAGAATAGAAGAATTGGTTGGTCTGACACTATTTCAGAATCTGCAATCAAAACTAGACAAAAAGAAGGTTGGAAAGAAGATTGGCTCAAAACAATAGAAGAAAGAAATAATGATTTAGAATATCAAAAAAATCTTAAAGAAGGTATTGCAAAAAGAACTGCTAATCCTGATTGGCAAAGAAAGAATGCTGAAAAAGCAAAGAAGTTGAATAAAGCAATTATAACACCAGATAGAGAATTTGAAAGCGTTAAAGCCTGCTGCCAATTTTATAATATAACAGATGGGACACTTAGAAATAGAATTAAAAAATTAGATGGATGGGATTATAAAAACAAATAATTAAACTCTCAATAGAGGAGATTTAGCCCACTTAACCGTGGGCTTTTTCTTGGCTCGAGTAAATATCGTTATGCAAGATAACGATGCAAATATTCCCACCGCCAAGCGTAAGCAACGCAAGACTGCCATTATGGAAGTTGAAGGTGTAGTGGTGGGCAGAGATAAAAAGGTAGTGCCACCTAAGGACGTTGAACGTCTAGCACAAATGGGTTGCAAGGACTCAGAGATCGCAGAATGGTTTGGCGTAGATGAGAATACCTTACGCTACAATTTTAGCGTAGAACTGCTAAAAGGCAAACTACAACTAAGTCAAAGCCTTAGACAAGCACAGATCAGATTGGCAATGAGTGGCAATGCTACAATGTTAATTTGGTTAGGAAAGAACATCCTAGGTCAGAGCGACAACCCAATTGACAGTGAAGCCAACACGCCATTGCCGTGGAGCGATGACGAATGACAGCGGCACAATCATTGATCTCTGTTGATCAAACTGTTTGGTTCCTTGTTGCCATCACAGTAATCAGCATACTGATTGAATTGTTTAGACCACACTGATGCCTTTAAGTAATCCACAACGTGAAATTATAGATGCACCACAGCGATTCAAAGTGGTCATTGCTGGCCGCCGTTTTGGTAAGACTCACTTGGCTATCAGAGAACTATGCAAGGCAGCACGACTGCCTGACAAGGAAGTTTGGGCCGTTTATCCTACATACAAACAGGCCAAGATGGTTGTGTTTAAGAAGTTGCGTAAGAAATTACAAGAACTGCGTTGGGTCAGTAAGATCAATGAAACTAATATGAGTTTCGAACTGAAGAATGGCTCAACAATTAGTCTTAAAGGTGCGGACAACTATGACAGTTTAAGGGGTGTGGGCTTAGACTTTCTAGTAATGGATGAGTTTGCGGACATTGATGAAGAAGCCTGGACTGAAACTCTTAGACCCACGCTAGCAGACAAGATGGGTTCTGCACTGTTTATTGGCACACCTAAAGGTATGAACTGGGCCAAAGACTTATATGACCTAGCACAAGAGTATCCTGATGAGTGGGCCAGTTTTCAATACACTACAGAGCAAGGCGGCAATGTTTCAATAACTGAAATAGAAGCAGCACGCCGCAGTCTAGATGCTCGCACATTCAACCAAGAGTTTCGTGCAACATTTGAAACATTCTCGGGCAGGATATTCTACGCATTTGATCGCAAGCATAACGTAAAAGCCTACACTGATCCACTGCCTAAAGAACTGCATCTGGGCGTTGATTTTAACATTGACCCAATGTCAGCAGTGTTAGGTGTAAAGACTGGCAACACCATGCACATCATTGATGAGTTTAAGATATTTGGATCTAACACTGAAGAACTGGTAGAAGAAGTAAAAACACGCTACCCAGGACACACCATCATAGCCTACCCTGACCCAGCAGGAGCACAGCGTAAGACTTCAGCGGGTGGTCGTACTGATCATACCATACTGAGAACAGCAGGTTTCACAGTGAAAGCACCACACGCACACAATGCAGTCCGCGACGGAATCAACGCTGTCAATGCCAAACTGTTAAGTTCTAGTGGGGTTACTACACTGTTCTTCGACCCCAAGTGTAAATATGCTATCGAGTGTCTCGAGAAACAGACTTATAAAGAAGGCACTAGCATACCGGATAAAGACAGTGGGTTTGATCACCTTAATGACTCACTGAGATACATGGTGGATTATTTGTTCCCCATTAGACAACCAACTACCACTCCGCCTGTAAGGCAGTGGGGACATAAAATAGGATAATAACATGGCTAATCAAACGCTACTAGACGACTACACAGCCCTTGCATCAACGCACTGGCTCTACATGAGAAACAGAGATCGCTGGCAGTTTCTATATGAATCATATGTTGGCGGAGAAGAATATCGTCGTTCAGGACACTTGACCAAGTATGTTCTAGAAACAGAAAACGAATACAACGCACGCCTTGACAACACACCCCTAGACAATCACGCACAGTCAGTTATTCAGACTTATGTAAGTTTCTTATTCCGTGAAACTGCGGAACGTGATTTGAACGATTGGGAATATTTGCCCGATGTTGAAAGTTTTTTACGTGATGCTGACATGGAAGGCAGAGACTTCGACAGTTTTATGAAGCAGGTCAGCATTTGGTCTAGCGTATTTGGACACGCTTGGGTTGTTATGGCCAAGCCTAACTTTGATCTAGTCACAGCAGCACAAGAGCAGGCTGCTGGTGTGCGCCCCTATGTGAATCTTATCACACCTTTAGTGGTAAGTGATTGGAAGTGGGAGCGTACTCCTAGCGGACGTTATGAGTTGGTTTATTTTAAGTATGTTGAAGAAGTCATTGACAAGCTGACAGTTATTAAAGAATGGACCCGTGAGTCAATCAAGACTTGGATAATGGATGATGTTAAGAAAGAAGCCTACTTAGAAACTGAAGAAGAGAATCAGTTGGGCAAGATCCCCGCAGTGTTGGTCTATAACCAGCGTGGTATCACCAAGGACATTGGCGTTAGTGATATCAATGACATCTCAGATCTACAGCGCCAAATCTATAACTTAACTTCTGAGAATGAACAGGCAATCCGCTTAGATGGACACCCTAGTCTAGTGGTTCCGCCTACAGCACAGTTAGGAAGTGGTGCTGGTGCTATCATTCAATTGCAAGAAGGCAGTGATCCTGGACTTAACCCCTACTACCTAGAAGCAGGTGGAACCAGCGTGGGCAACATTCATACCACCATAGACAAGTTGGTTGAAGCCATTGATCGCATTTCATTCACAGGCGGAGTTCGCAGTACTGTTAAGAAAGTGCAAAGCGGCATTGCTATGGAAGTGGAGTTCAACTTACTAAGTGCAAAACTAAGTGAGAAAGCAGACAACCTAGAACTTGCTGAAGAACAGATTTGGCAATTGTATGGGCAGTATCAGAATCGTGTATGGATGGGCGAAATCAAGTACCCGGACACATTCTCAATCCAGGATGATGACAGAGAATTTACACACCTACAGCAGGCCAAGGCAGCAGCCACTGACCCTGTTGTATTCCGCATCATTGATGAACACATAGTTGAAATGTTGGGCGAAGAAAAGGCTCGCTTGCCTTTCATCGATCCTAACCCACAGCCAGGCAGACTGTATCCTGATGGTGAAGAGATCAACGCTAACTTGCCAGCAGCATATCAACCAGCAGATAACCCAGATGTTCCTGCAGGACAAAACTGCGGTAACTGTGAATATTACAAGCCCGGTGAATTGTATTGCACCAAGTTTGACGCTCCAGTTCGTGCAGTGTTCTGGTGTGCCAAGTGGGAAGCAATGGAAGAGTACGAAAGTTAAACCTAAAGGAAAACAAAATGGAACAACAAGAACACAGCCCCCTACCAGTTCGTGGAATGCGTACTGCAAAGAACAAAAAGCGTCCTAAACCACCTAAACGATAACCATTTATTGCACATTCAATAAATAGAAACACTGATGACTTCATCCCGGAGTCATTAACCTACTTTAACTTATAAAGGCGATGCGACGATGTCAGACAATACATTGGCTAATGAAGATACTGGGTCTTCCGAAACAATCCAGGCACAGTCAGTAAAAACTTATACGCAAGAAGAAGTCGATAACATGATGGCCCGCACAAAAGGTGCAGTCCAGAAGAAGTACGAAAAGACACTTGCCGACCTAGGTGATATTGACGAACTGCGTCAATTACGAGCAACACATGAACAGCAACAGCTAGAGCTTCAAAAGAAGCGTGGCGACTTTGATAAAATCATTGCTGAACTGGCTGCTAAGAAAGATGCAGAAATAAGCAAGCGTGATGAGATTATTAAATCTTACACTGTAGATATGCCCTTGGTCAATACGGCAGCACAATTAGGTGCAGTAAATCCCAAGCAGGTGCAAGCGTTATTAAAGTCTAATCTTAGATTAGGTGAAACGGGTGAAGTTGAAGTGCTAGATGAAAAAGGCACAGTGAGATATTCAGACAAAGGACAGCCTTTCAAGGTAGAGGACCTAGTTAAAGAATTCTTAGACAGCAACCCGCACTTTAAATCAGCAGGCCCAGCCACTACACAGAGTAAGAGCAATGTTAATCAATCACGAGAGAAATTTGACATAACAAAATTAAACATGTCAAACCCAGCAGATCGTAAAATCTATCAAGAGTATAGAAAGTCTGCAGGGATAGCCTAACATTAACAGGAGATTATTATGGCTGGATCTACAAGCGTAACATTAAACGACCTATTACCTACCATTGTCCAAGAGGCAATGTTCGTAGCTAATGAGCGTTCTATCATGAGAGGATTGGTTAAGAACTATTCTCTAGCCCCTACACAAGGCAAAACAATTCAAGTACCAATTTACCCAGTGCAAACTGCGGCAAGTTTAACAGAAGGTGATGACTTCAGCAATACAGCAGTTTCTACTGATGTTGCTACTTTCAACGTTGGACAAGTTGGTTTGATGACTATGGTTACTGACCTAGCTGTCAATGCTTCAGCAAGCAACGTGGTTGCTGACCTAGGCCGTTTATTCGGTGAAGCAGTTGCTCGTAAAATTGACCAAGACTTAATGGCTCAATTTGCTAACTTCACAACTAACGTGATCGGTTCTAGTTCTACAACTATTACTGCTGCATTGGTTATGCAAGGTATCACTAAGTTGAAGGCTGCTGCTGTTCCTACAGACGGAATCGTAGCTGTTCTACACCCAAGCATTGCCTATGACCTAAAGGCTGCATTGACAACTCAAGGCGCTGTGGCTTTCACAGGTGGCGCTTATGGTGATGTTGCTAACGAAGCCCTACGTATGGGTTATGTTGGAAACTTATTTGGTGTTCAAGTGTTTGAAAGTGCTAACTGCCCGTTGATTACTAACGGCGCTGCTGGCGACTATCAAGGTGCTATTTTCCACCGCGACGCTCTAGGCTTTGGTCTAATGCGTGACATTCAGATCGAAACACAAAGACGTGCCCGTGCTATCGGTACTGATGTTGTTTGCTCTGCTATGTATGGCACAGGTGTTGTCTATGAAGGATACGGCGTAAGCGCAGTATTCGACAGCTCAATCTAATTAGGAGACTTCAATGGCTTTCATTAACCCAGGACAAACAGGTGTTATAGCATTCGCGGAATACTCGGATGTGACCAGCACTGACCAACGGCTATTTGAGGCCAATGAAGGAATCGCTGACCAAACTATAGTTGAGGATCTAACTATCAAGGCTACAAGTCGTATCCTACAGTTGATCCGCAACACTAGTTGGTGGAGGCGTTATTACTCGATTGAAGCTAGTGATGCTCAAAGACGGGCAACAAACACTCGAAGCACTCCGGATGTTCCGCTTCCTGACCCTGATTTAATTCTAGGTCGTCAAGCGGACTTCACAGACCTATGTGTGTATTTTACTCTGTATGAATATCTGTTGCCTAAGGTAGCAGACTTCTCAGCACAGGATAATGCAGAAGTAGTTAAGATAGGCGTGTATAGAACCAAGTTTGATGTCTTGTTCAGAGAGTTGATTGATGATGGAACATGGTATGATTTCAACAATGACGGAACAGTCACTGAACTTGAAAAACTACCAACTAGAACCAATTTAGTGAGAGTTAGATAAATGAGAACCCAACTGTTATCGGCAATTACCACAGCAGTCAGCACACTTACACAGTTTGCTGTCAGTCAAGAATTGCCTTGGGAGCAGAACGGAACTCCTCTGTATCGTAAGAACATGAAGAAGATCTATGTTGATCGTGAGCGTTTGGAACAAACAACTTTGATCCCTACACTTAATGGCAATGAAGTATTTCAGAATGATCTTATTGCAGAAGTTTATCTATCAGTAGATGCTAAGAACACACCAAGTCAGTTAGACAGTGTCATATCAAGAATTTTATCTGCAAAGACAACAATTAATGTAGTCAATTTCGGTAGCGAAAGCGATTACACAGTGGATAAGGATGGAGATGTATTAGTTTATACATTTGAATTCCGAATCAACCAAGCAACAACATAAAAAGGAACAAGCAATGGCTTACATCAACGTCAGTGCTCCTACAAGCAACGCAACAATCCAAATCTCTACTGCTAGTATCTCTACTACCAGTTCTGGTTACATTGTTCCTGCTCTACAGGATGTCACTATCAACAACGCAGCGGGCGTATTCAACTGGACTCAGTTAGATGTGTTCTCGCAATTAGCAGTATCAACACCTGCAACCAACAGCATCACAGCTAACCTAGTGTTAGACAGTGCAACATTCTTCGCAGCCACCAACGGCGTGCCAGGATTGTTTGACCTGAGCAATGATGCAGTAGAAGTAAATTTCCGAGTTTATTTCAACGGTCGTGCAACAGGTAGCAAGTTTGTCAGCGGAACAGGGTTTATTACTAACCTTGCACCAACTGTCAATCCAACAGCCCCAGTATGGGTATCACCAATCACTATCAGTGTCAATGGTGACCTAACTGCCGGCACAGTTTAATTTAAATTAGACTAAAGAAATAGGAGCATAACCTGCTCCTATTTTTATCTCTCGTTAAATATACAGTTAGGAGATTAGTATGGATCTACGAGACTTCTCGGAAGAGGATCTGATAAAAAGTTTAGAAGCGGAGATTGCTAAGTCTCTTGCTGAAGTCAAGCACGCACAAGGCGACCTTGACAAGATTAACAGTAGGCTCAAGTTTGCACTTGCAGTTCTACACATCATTAAAGATAAAAAGGAATAAAGATGAAACTCACACAATTAGCAGCAAAACCACAATTAGTTAAGATCGAAATCGCAGACGAGGATGTCGTTAAAGAGTTCGGTGAAGCCCTAGAGTTCTGGATCTGGGATCGTCAGCCTATGGACAAGTTTATCCGTCTGGCACAGATGAAGGGCGAGGACATGAGTGAATTGATTGCTGCCGTAAATGATATGGTTCTTGATGAAGAGGGTGCGCCTGTTGTCAAGGACGGATTAGTTTTGCCTACCAATGTAATGACCAAAGTTATTGGCAAGGTAGTAGAAACGCTGGGAAAGTAACACAGGAGTCCATAGATCCTAACAGTATCGAATCAAGTTTAATCATAACAATTGATAATCTGAGCAAACGCTATGGAATGTTGCCCAGTGAAGTCATAGTAAGGGCAAACACATTTGATCTAGTAATTATGGACACTGCAATGTCACTGGAGAGACACTTTCAGGATGCTAGCCAAGAAGGTTATGTGCCTGAAGTTTCAACAGAAGAATTGCTAAAGATAAAGGATAGAGCATGATTTCATTAAAGATAGGTGTTGATAAGATTAGCACAAGTGTTAAGAAGAAAATAGCACAGTTGGATGCAGTGCCTGGACAGGCCTACACCTTCTTTAAGGCTCATACTCCTATCAAGACTGGCAATGCTCGTAGTCGTACTGTTCTAAAGAAAGACACTATCGTTGCCGCTTACCCGTATGCACAACAGTTAGATGATGGTCGTAGTCGTCAGGCACCTGATGGTATGACAAGACCCACTGAGGCTTTCGTTAAGAAGACCACAGATGCAATTATGAAAAGGAAATAAGCCATGGCAGATCTATCATATGATGTCCAGGTTAATACAAGCCAAGCAGAGCGAAACTTAGCCAACTTACAGAAATCAGTTACCGGACTTAACAACACCTTTGCTGGACTTAAAACAGCATTGGCAGGTATCAGTTTAGGTGCTATTATTTCGCAGGCCATTGGTCTTGCTGACAGCATTACTGACATTAGTGATTCAACAGGCATTGCCACTGCTAATATTTTAGGCCTAAGTCGTGCAATGATTGACAATGGTGGAAGTGCTGAAGGAGCACAGAAAGCCATATTAAAATTAGTTGGTGCAATCGGTGAAGCAGCAGATGGTGGCGAAGATACACAAAAAGCATTTGCATCAATTGGCATTTCGTTAAACGATCTACGCACACTTAGCGAACAGGATATACTAAGCAAAACTATTGCTGGTTTGGCTAATATTAGTGATGCTTCACAACGCAGTGTTCTTAGCACTAAACTGTTAGGTAAAGAAATTCGCAATGTTGGTCTTGCTGGAGTTGCCGGCAGTTATGCACAGGCCACTGCTGAATCTGCAAAATATGCAGCAGCAATAAAATCAGCAGCGGATGCACAAGGTGCAATTGACAAGACACTGACAGATTTTAAAATTGCACTGTTAGATGCACTTCGTCCTATTACTGAATTAGTCACATCGTTAAATGTTGGTGTTGAAGGATTTAGAAAATTCATTCAGGCAGTGATTGCGGTTGGTGCAGTGTTGGCTTCAATATTTGTTGGCGGTAAGATCATTGCAGGAGTGAGATTATTCTATGCTGCATTGTTAGCTGTTGCCAGTGGTGCTAAAAATCTATTTGAGTTATTTAGAAACTTAGGCACAGGGTTTGGTGCAATAGTGCGTGCCACAGAAGGTGCTGGCGGTGCCTTCCACAGAATGTGGTTAGTTATCAAAGCATTATTAGTAAGCATGGCTGAGTTAGCTGGGCCAGCTTTCGCAGCATTAAAAACTATTGCAGGTCCAGTATTGGCCAGTATTGCAGGATATTGGGGATTCATTCAAGACAGCACCACAGGTGCAATCAACAAACTAAAAGAATACTTAAACTATCTCCCAGGTGTAAATTTTGATGTCGGTGGTGCAGGTGGTGGCCGTGGTGATGGTCAAGCAGAAATGGCTCAACGCAAAAAAGATGCCGAAGAAAGAGCTAGAAAAGAAAAAGAATTGCGTGAAGTGCGTGATAAAGCCGCTGAACGCGAAATGGATCGTTATAGAAAGTTGCAGGCAGCATTATCTGCACAACAATCAACCTATCGTGGGTTAAACACCGAAGCTCAAACATTTAGCAATTATCTATTTTCTGATCTGAAGTTTCAAACTGAATTGTTGGGCATGACAGAAGATCAGAAAGAGATTGCCACTGCACTCAATGCTGAAACTCAACGATACTTGCAAGAACAAAACACTCTTCAAAGCAAACTGAGTAATATTCAAAGTCAGATTGGCATTGAACTTAAAGCACAGAAGTCATTGAAAGATGATGAGCTTGCGGCTAGTAAAGACAAAGTTAGATTGCTGGTAGATGAAGAAGGCCGATTACAAGAGTTGAGTAAGACTTATTATGATTTGCATATCAGTAATGGTAAGAATTTAGAGTCTGAACTAAAAAAGCAACAGGCAATTAAGAATACAGAAGCCGAAAGAGTTTCAAACTTAGAATACATTAGTGAGCGTTTAAGAGAACAGGCAGCAAGTTATGAAAGCCTAGGTAATGCATTACGCAGTATCAATGACAAGCGTGTTGATTTAAAAGTTCAAACAGATCAAACTGGTCTAAGTCCTTTAAGAAAGCAGATTGCCACAATCAATGAAGAAGCCCGCAAGGCAGCATTGGAAGCAGGTCGTGCATTCAGTTCAACTTTTGATAATGAAGATGGATTAACACCAGAGCGTGCAGAACAACTTGCTGCTGGATTAGGAGAGATTGCTAATGGTTATAAAGCTATTTCTAATGAACAGATTAAAGCATTGGGAGTCAGCGATCAATATCTAAGTGGTAATCTTGATAGCCTAAGTGCATGGAGAGAAGAATTTAAAATTGGCACTAAAGATGCATTCACTAAATTCAAAGATGATGCTAATGATGCAGGCAAGCAGGCTGCTGACAGTTTCAGCACATTCACTAGTGGTATGGAAGATGCATTTGTTCAGTTTGTTCAAACAGGCAAGTTAAGTTTCAAGAGCCTAGCCAACAGTATCATTGCTGACCTAGTGCGTATTGCAGTTCGCCGTGCTATCGTGGCTGCTATCGGCGGACCATTGGGTAGCCTGTTTGGTATGGCCAATGGTGGTCCAGTTATGGGCGGCACACCTATCATAGTTGGTGAGCGTGGTCCAGAACTGTTCGTACCACAATCAGCAGGTAAGGTCATTAACAACTCAACATTGAAGGGCAGCGGTCAATCGCCAAGCAGCAGTGGCGGACAGACCACAGTCAATTACAACATACAGGCAGTTGATGCTGCAAGTTTCCGTAGCCTAGTTGCCAAGGATCCAAGTTTCATCTACGCTGTCACAGAACAGGGCCGTAGAAGCCAACCCACTAGGAGCAGATAATGTCAGTGCAAAATATTATTGATAAGGCACAGCAAATTGAGATCGACAGACGTAGAATAGTTGGTCAGACTATGAGTCGTAGCCAAAGGATTAAAACAGCAGAGCGTGCCACTGCACAACCTTGGAAGTTTAAGATTACTCCACCGGGTAGCCTGCCTTGGACTGCCAGTAGAGGATTCATAGAAGTTATCAACCTAAATGATCGTGTTGCTGAATATCAAATTAGCCTAAGCAATTCAGCGGGCACACGTTATATCACCAGTTATATGGGTGAATTGACACAGGGTCAATTAAATGCATTAGACATACAGTCAGTGGGTACCAGCAGTTTTGTTATCACTAATTTGCCCAGTGTCAGCAGCAGCACTGTGGTATTTGCCAAGGGTGATTTAATTCAACCTGAGAACAGTCGCTATCCTTACGCAGTGGTCGATACTGTGGTAAGAGGACTAACCACAACTACTTCAGTGACTCTGCATAGACCTATAATTACTAGCGAAGGTGTTACACTTAGTGGTCAAGGACTAGCAGTGGGAAATAGTTGCACATGGCGAGTTGTGGTTTCAGGACTGCCAACATTCCAACTTATTCCTATGCAACAAGTTCAATACACAGGCGACTTCGAACTTATTGAGAGAATTATATGAGCACAGTAATTCCAGCATTATCAAATCCTGGCATTAAACATTGTCTGTTGATTGACATCACAGTCAATACCAACACCTACTATATCAGCAATGCCTACAGTCCTATTGTGTATAATGGCAACACCTACACACAGTTGGGACACTTTATGGGCATGAGTGAAATGCAGGATGACCTTAA